CGTGGGTCAATGTATCGAATATCAGTTAACCCTTGTTTTGGTTTTGCTGTATCAATGACCTTGTGAAAATAAATTCTGCCATCAATGTACCAACGGCGAAAATAATCTTGTCCCTTATTTTTGAAATGAAGCATTTCAAGTAATGCTTCAAATTCTTGTTCCATTGTTTTTTTGATAGTGGAAGAAACCTTGACGTTTTGCAAATCAAGAGAAACAATTTTTTCATTATCTAAATTTGCAATGGCTTCGTTCACAACGTCATCAATTGCCATATCAACATCAGACATCAATGAGATATCACGATATCTTTTAATTTGTTCTGATTCGTTTTTTGCTGCACCTTCAAGGTCAAGGTAGGTACCGTAGTACCCACCTGCCTTAATAGTATCAAGTGCGCCTTCGTCAGAGGGCGGTACAAACGATTTTTCAGTTTGTACCGGCCCCTTTCGTTTGATTTCGTATCCAAAAATATCCATAATATTTTTTACCTATTCAAGTGATTAAGCAGGTGTTACTTCAAAATGCGCATATTGGAATGTTACGGTGAATTCTGAGATGATGTCATTTTGTCCATAACCTAAAGCAACTTCAGAAACCGTAATTGGGAACGCATTGCGTAATGTATATTTACGTAATGTTACATCATTGCGGTCAAGTTGAGCACATTCTAAATCGCATTGATAAGCTGCTGGAGTTAACAAACCACCATTGCTTACGCGGTCGTTCATAAGATTTGACCAACGTTCAAAATATTGACGTAGCTTCATTGATGTGTCGTTCATGATAGTAATTGTCCAAGGATCGAAAATACGTTCACCTGCCAATTTTACTTCACGACCACGATATGCTACGACAGTTGGGTTTACATTTGATGCTGGGAGAGCGGCAGCTGTAACTAACAATGAGTCATCAGATGCGCCTGCACCAATAACAGCAGGCCAGGTTAGTGTTACGAGGAACTGATTAGGACGTGCACCACCTGCGCCTAGCTTATTTCTAAATTGGGTAATATCCATTTTCTATCTTCTCCTAGAAGTATATGTTTAGGCGCCTGCTACTTCTTCAAAGCTCACACCAGTACGTGTGGCGATGAAGTTCAATTGCATGAAGTTGATTGAACGTGCTGGCTTGATGTAGATGTCAGCAACGAATTCATTACGGTCAATGACTTCACTTGTATTGTTAGTTTCATCACATACCACGCGGAAGTCATAGATACCACGACGACCACGAATGTCACGTAAGAATGGTTCCACCAAGTTACGGAATTGAGCACGTGTGAAAGCGTCATTGAATTCAAACAATTGATACTTACCTGCTGTTGCGATAGCCTTTTCTAGAACGATGAACAAACGACGAACATTGATTCTATCGAAAGCTGATGGCTTGCTAAGAAGTGTCTTGTCACCATAAAGAACAGTGCCTTCTCCTGGGAATGTTACTACAGGATTGACTCCCTTCTTATATAGTGTATCACGTTCTGACTTTGTTGGTGACCAAGCTAACTTCACAACATTCTTGATTTGACCACGATTCAACCCACCAGGTGAGAACCAAGGATCGGCAATATCATCAGTACGTGCGCACAAACCAGCAACGTCAGCATTCAATGGAATCCAACGATACTTGTCGTTATACTTGTCGTATTGATACTTCCAACCTGAGTCCATAACAGCATATGATGTGCTTGTTAATGTATCACGGTCAGTAGTTACTGCTGTGGCAGCGGCTGAACCTGAAGCCTTATTGTATACTGATGACAACAATGGTGATACGAAAGCTACACAGTCAAGACGAGTTGATGCGGTAGTAATCAAGTCAGCTGCCACAGTCATTGAATGTGGACCATTGATAAGAAGATTTACATCAATTGTTTCAGCGTTATCAAATAAATCCCAACCTGTGATGATTTGTGCATCTGTTGGTGAATCCTTGCTAACACCACCTGACAATGAAACAAGGGCATTTGATGATACAGCAGTGAAGGTGATACCTTCTGCGCTGCTACCCCAGTTTGATGAGGCTTGGTGATCCATCCACCAAATGTACTTTGAGTTCTTCAATACTTCAACATAATAGTTGTTGGTTCCATCTGATTTTTTGGCATCAGCAGCCTTTGAAACAAAAGCAAACTTTTCAAGAACTGTACCTGCGGTACCTGTCCATAGACCATCTTGGTCAACAACAACAATGTGCATTTCATCAGCTGAACCACCTAATGTTGAAACATATGATGATGTTGCTGGTGCTCCATCAAAGTCATCATCATAAGCCCAACCGCTGAAAGTGCTTGCGTCAGCAATGGCTACACCTAATGAGTTACCTAATGCGCCAGGATACTTGGCTGCCCAAGCACCTACACGTCCTGAACCTGTTGAATAAGAATCTTCCCAAACAGATGAATTCTTGATGAGTACGTATGGTGTTAATGTGTGAGCTGTTCCTGAACCACCTGATGCAATATCTACAGCTGTTCCTGCATCGGCATTTGATACTGAAGTTGCCAATTTAATTGTGTTAGAATCTTGCTTAATGACGTAGTAAACAGTTCCTGATGTTAATGAACCAGGAGCAGTACCGCCTCCATCATTATAGAATACAGGAGTACCTGTTTCCCAACCATGTGATGTAAGTGTGATGGTATCGTTTGCTGATGAAACAGCAGTTGAACCATTAAACGTAGCCTTGGCATATGTTGTGGCATTGCCGGCTGCGGGTGTTGCTTCAGATTGTGTTGAGTTAACAACACGAACCACCTTTAAATTGTTGGAATATCCCAAGAAGTTGGCTGCTGAAAAGAAACTTGAAGCAACAGTATCATTTGGCTTACCAAACAATGATACAAGTTCTGATTCGTTGCTTACGGTTGTGATTTCTTCAACAGGACCCCATTGGAATGGCCCAACGTAGCCGCCAATTGAACTGGCGACTGCTGGCACGATACCCGTCAAGTCTGTTTCAGTAACGAGTACACCAGGTGATAATTGAAATGCCAT